GTCAGGGCATCTTTGTCCTGCATAAAACTTAATTTTTCATTTTTCTTAAAATACTTTATCGTGTCGGTCATTTTNTCCAGTCGTTTGTCAAAATGAAAGCCNGTGCGTTTNTAAGTNGTGCCAAGCTNGGCGATCATAATCGCCTCATTCACCGTCTCGGCACTCATGATGAGTTTTTTCAAGAGGTCGGCATTTGTCTGCTCAATAATCTTGTCGGCAATGCGCTTATCCAGCTCAATAATGAGATCGGCTTTTACTTTTTGTAGTTCGTTTGTCATAGTATTTTCAATAATTGTGTTTAATAAATATCAGGTAAGTCTCTTAATCTCTTGCTTTTATATTGCCAATAAGCCGCTCCTTTTTTCTTTTTTTAGTTCATTAAAGACATCACCATTGTCTCCGAGATACCCTGCACTTTTAGACAAGTCTTCTAGTTTTCCTTTTGGTATCCAAATATTATTATCAATAAACCAAACTTTACGAAGATAGTTTTTTAGTCTATTTTTTAGGCTCTGCACCATATAATACTCCGTTAATTTGATTTTTAAGATTACCTTTTACAGCATTAGCTCCTAATAAAAAATCTAAATAACTTTCATAAAATAAAAAGTAGCAAGTTCTAATCCCCGCCTAAACGCCCAACAACAACTTGATTTGCGTTCAAATGTATTACCATTTGAGGGATAGAACTCACTACTCTTGATTTTATTCGTTGTTGATTTTTAGGCATATTAAATTGTTCATAGGTATATTACCACTTTATTAAATCTATGTCAAGTGGGTAAGTTATTCTATTATATAAATTAAAAGATTTTGTTTCCCATATTGTTTGGCTTGGTTGTAAGCTAGATCCCCATATCCTTGAAAAATATCTATCCTATCACCCAAATTCTTGTTGTATCTATCCTCACAGGTATAAATTATGCCATTAATTTTTACCTTTGTCCCTAGTTTCCATTTTCTAGGACAAGCTACCGCTCCAATATAAGCTCGTTTACCGCTCGCCATCTTACACCCAGCATAATGACAACTGTCGTATTCTGAATAAGCTGTGGTGATCATTTCAATAAATTCTAGCGGTTTAGAAAAACTTGTAGTGTATTATTATCAGCCACTATCCCAGCACAGATATAATCTTTCGTCTGAATATTATAGCATAAATAAACAAATCCGATAACCAATAATCCCAATAATAATCCGATAATCTCTCTATAAAATCTATGATAGAAATAGATTGGGTAAGCACACTCTCTTTCTATTGCCCCCACTAGGTCTAAGCTAGGCTTTGTCTGATAGTGTCTTGATTTCATATTCAATTAAATTAAATACTTCCGATAGTGGCTCTTCATTGAGTCCTTTTTCAGAAGTGAATTGAATTAAAAGTTTTAGTAAGTTTTGTAATTCTGTGTGTTTCATAGAACATCGGTGGGTGAGAGAGAGAAAGTCTAATCTACAAGCATATTTTTCTATCAGACCTCCCCTCTCTACCCTGTGATGTGGAGACAGATGTTCAAAGAACTTTTAGACTGTCGTTCAAGTTATTCACTTGTACTAACATTATACTACATAGCCTATTGGTTGTCAAGCATTAGCACCTGTGGATAACTTTTTATGCCTGTGTACAAGTAGTACATAGTATAGTAGTATTATATGATATTTAGCTGTATAAAGCCAAATAATCTGTTAAATAATAAGGGTTGACAAGGGTAATTTTAAGTGCTATTATACCTGTATAAGTAGGGTTTTCCTATCATAATAATGCTTTTATGAATAGTGAATACAACCATAATNTTTTCTGTCTGTCGGTCTGATTTTTAGTCAGATTTTTTTGTTTATGAACAACTACGAATTATTGAGAGATAAAGCAGCCGAGATAAGCGAGGAAAGATTAAGACTAAGATGGTTGGCAAAATTTAATGACATACCCTTTGAGGATGTTGTCATTGATAGTTATTTTAATGAGCCACTGAACAAACTATATAGCGAAGTAGATCCATTAGTGAAGAAACAAAAAACTATGGATGGAATAATTTTGGGATAGTATTTTTACCCTGCGAGCATTAGAGCATGGTCTCCACGAATGTCGTGGGGTAAGAATATTAACAATTCATTCCGACGTTGGCTTTTCACAGTACTTTATCCAACTAAAAAACATAATTCTGATGGCAACGCTTTAGTCACCTTCCTACTTTTATTATAAGAATTGTAATAAGTGTAGGGTGATGAATACGGGGAGTGTTGAAAAACCCGAACCAAATCCATTACTTATAGTAGTATAAGTGGGTAGGGAATATTAGTCGGAATGATATACCTTACCCCTATACTCCTAAACTAGCCAACATAGTAGGAGTTCCCGTCATTTATAATCATATCAATTCGGTTATTCTCTATGAGAAGAAGACGGCTATTTACCTAAATGCAGAGTAATCTCTGTAATTACAGAATAGCCGAGTAAATATGATATACATACCAGTACAAGTGAAGTGTCAAAGGTGCAAAAAACATTTCAAGCCTGTTGATATGCGGGGTATGATTTGCGTGGCTTGTGAGAAAGATGTAAGAGGCAGAAACTATTACTTAAAAGCCCATAAGAAGGAAAAACTATGCCACGCCTAGCCGATGTTATTACCCCAACAGATAAAGAAATGGAAGAGTTTATTGAAGAGTGGCGGAAAAAAAACAAAGATCACTCATTAAAAAAATCAGTACACTTTTTTGATAAACTCAAACAAATAGTAAGTAATTTATCCGGGGGCAAGGAAAATGTATGAGTTTTGAAAGCCACTCTAAATCCACAGCATACAAATCAAGTCTATCGGAAGAAGAAAGAGAGAAGCAATGGCTAAGAATATTTAATAAACCAAAGTTTAAAGAACTTTATTCTAAGGAATATCAAGAATTATATGGGAGCAACAGAGAAACAAAAAAAGGTAGCTCAGGAGCTAATTAAGAACTTACAAAGCGATAAACCTCTCAATCGCTCCAAGCTGTTGGAGAAAGTAGGATATGCAAGAAGCACAGCACGACACAAAACTCCTTATATAATCGAATCAAAAGCAGTACAAGATTTAGTTAGACCAGTAATTGAAAGAATGGAAATAGAAAGAAATAGAGCATTGGAAATTTTACCCAAGAAAATAGGCAGGGCTTCCTATGGTGATGCTATACAAGCAGTAGATAAGCTAACAAAGAATATCCAGTTATTATCAGGTGGTGATACAGAGAGAATAAACCAACCACAACCAATTTTATATGCCGTTTGTAGTCACAACAGCAACGAAGAAGATACTGAAACTGAGTAGGAGAATAAGAGCTATTTGTGGTGGCACAAGTGCAAGCAAAACTATTTCAATCCTTTTGCTATTGGTGCATCTGGCTCAAAGTGATAAGCAAAAGACACTAACAAGCGTAGTAGCAGAGTCAATACCTCATCTAAAAAGAGGTGCAATCAGAGATTTTAAGAACATACTACAAGCACATAATTACTGGAAAGAAGATTTGTGGAACGCCACGGATAGTATTTATACTTTTGAAACAGGCAGTCAAATAGAGTTTTTTTCAAGTGATAATGGTGATAAGTTGAGAGGTGCTAGGCGTGATAGGTTATTTTTGAATGAAGCCAACAACATAACAAAAGATGCTTTTGATCAGTTAGAGGTTCGTACAAAAGACTTTNTATTNCTTGACTGGAATCCGACAAATGAGTTTTGGTTCTATTCTGACATAAAAGACAAAAGAACAGATATTGATTTTATAACTTTAACTTACAAGGATAATGAAGCTTTAAGCGAGCAGATAGTCAAAACCATAGAACAACGAAAGAATAACAAGAATTGGTGGTTAGTTTATGGGTTAGGACAATTAGGTGATGTAGAAGGAAAGGTTTATAAAGATTGGCAGATAGTTGATGAAATCCCTAATGGTGCAATTTTAGAGAAAGTAGGTTTAGACTTCGGTTATAGCAACGACCCTACAGCAATAGTAGAGATTTGGAGGTATGAAAATGGGTTTGTTTTTAATGAGGTTTGTTATCAAAAGGGACTTTCAAATAAACAAATAGCAGATATTTTAAAAGGGTATGAGGTTTTAATAATAGCAGATAGTGCCGAGCCAAAGAGTATAGACGAAATAGCAATGTATGGGGTAAGTATTGCCCCAGCAAACAAGGGCAAAGGGAGTGTTAATCAAGGTATTCAATTTATTCAGAGTCAAAAGATAATGGTTACAAAAAGAAGCACTAATTTGATTAAAGAGTACCGCAATTATCTATGGGAAACTGACAAGAGTGACAAGATATTAAATATCCCGATTGATATGTGGAATCATTGCCTTGACGCTATTAGGTATGGGTTTAGAGATTATATCCGAGTAGATATTATTAAAGAGATTAAAAATGACTGGCAACCGATGTCTAAATACGAGCCGACATTACAACAACCTCCTAAAATTATAATGAACCTTCCTGTCCAACCGATAGACGCTAATTACGGAGAGTTTGACTACATTTCAAAGTATGAGTCTTAAAACCAAACAATTTAAAGATTACAAAGAGAAAATAAAGTGGGTAGATGAGCAGACAGAGAAACTAACAAATGACTATTTAGAACTGGCTTTTTTCAATAAGTTTGTACCTAAATGGCTTCAGTGGCTGATGAAGAAAACACCTTGGTTAGTTAGACGTTTGGCTTATGAGATAAACCATTTAGACGGAGATTATAATAAACTTATTATTTCTCGTAAAACATTATTTACAGGTAAATTCAAGTTAATAGCTAAAAGTTTTTAATATGGGATATAAAGAAGACATCCTAGCCCAACTGGAAAAAGAGTTTGAACTCGGATTTGAGTATAAAAAAGGGCGTTATGAAGACTGGAATGATACCGAGGACTTATATTTTGGTCGTGTCAAGCAACGTTTAAAAGGTAGATTTAACGTGCCACTCCCAATTATGAGTGGGTTTATTGATACTCTTGTTTCAAAGATTGATGAACCACCTATTCTTAATTTTATTCAAGGCACAGAGGCTGATTATAGGGGAACTATAAAGACACAAGCATTTTATGATAAACTAAAACAAGCCGAAGACTATGACTGGGATATGATGGATTTAGATGGCAAGAAATTAAATGCTTTTTATGGTCGCGCTATTTACAAGGCTTATGGTTCAAGAGATAAAAAATTCAAGTTTAATGTTTTCAATACCGACCCTTATGACTTCTACGCTGACCCAATGGGTGGTTCTGATTTAGAAAATCATCGTTTTTGTGGGGAAAATAATATCATTAAAACTCGCACACAGTTGGAAGAGGGAGCAAAAGCAGGACTTTATGACACAGAAGAAGTTGAAAGGATAGTTAATAATCTAACAGAAACCCCTGAAAAAAAAGTTGATAATACTGAAGCAGTGCAAGCTAATCGTTATTTTGCTCTTAATCTTGACCCTAAACAGTATAACTACATTGCCGAAGGTGCTTTGAGGTGTGTAGAAAGTGGCACGACTTATAAAGGAACTCGTTATTATGTTCTATGGAGCTATGAGAAAAAATGTATTTTACGCTGTGAGCCTTTAACAAAAGTATTTAAATCCAATTTGTGGTGGTGGGCTTCTTGGGCAGCTAACAGAGATATTTTTAACTTCTGGTCAAAAGCCCCTGCTGATGATATTCGTCCTATTGCCGAGGTTATTCGTATCCTTGCCAACCAAGAGCTAGATAATAGACAGAAGCAAAATTGGGGTATGAGAGCCTATGATCCTGCTTTATTCCCCAATGGTTCGGAACTTTCGTTCAGACCTGATGGTTTAGTGGCTGTCAGAGCGGGTGCTTCAAGCGTACAAGCTATTCAGAACGGTATATTTCAATTCCAAACACCTCAGTTAAATGGCACGATTAACCTGATTGATTGGTTAGATAATATGGGTGGTACAAAGACAGGTATCACTCCAGCCTCACAAGGAAAAGCCGAAGAGGATAAAGTAGGTATTTATTATGGCAATATGCAACAAGTAGCTGATAGGCTAGGACTTTACAATAAGAGTTATGTAAAGTGTTGGAAAGCTATTGGTAGAAGATTCTTGTGGGCGTGTAAGGAACATTTAACAAGTGCTGAGGCTATCAAAATAATTGGACAAGATGGGGTAGAATGGGACACTATCAGATCACAAGACGTAAACCCAGGATTGGATATAATGGTTTCTGGTGGTTCGGCTCAATTACAAGCAGACGAGATTAAAAAGAAACGCCAAATGGAAATGCTAATGGCTATTGATGCTAACCCTAACCAAGCAATGAAAATAAACGTTGACTGGATGATTGAACAAAAACTTTTGAATGCTGGATTTGCTCAAGAGGATATTAGACAAGCAACTGATGTGGAAAATTATGGCAATCGTGAATTATTTGCTAAAGCAGCGGAAGTGATTGATGATATTGTCAAAGGTAAAGAGCCAGAGATGGTTCGCAATGCTAACACGGCTTTCTTACAAAAGATACTTGACTATGCTTATGACAATACTGACACTAAACCTGAGATATTTGCCAAGTTAATGAAATACATTGATCTAATGACACCGACAGTTATTGAAAATAAGGGACGCCAGATGTTCTGGGAGCAAGGGCAATTAGCTAGTGATGTACTTCCGCCAGTAGAAGGAGCTCCAATGCCTGAACAACCTGAAATGACACTGCCAAATACAATGGAAGGAACAGCCGCTCGTAGCCAACAATTAAGCCAATTAACAAATGTAATGGCATCTGCCACCTGATATGTTATTAGAAGAAGACCTTATAAAACAATTACTGATAAAACGTGCTTCCCTTGTCAAGGAAGACCAAGAGCAGGTGGATAGGTGGATTGAACAGTTAGAAAAAGTCCATTTTACAAAGGAATTATCAGAACACTTTATAGTCCGACAGTTCCTAAAAGAGATGAACGAAGAAATTGAAATGATAGAATCAACCTTGATGACTAAGTATGACATTGATACTTTGACGAGATTACATTTACTTGATAAAAAGGATTTATTTAAAAGATTTATTTCAATTTTTAACATAGAACCCCTTAAAAATGAGATTCTAAAACAAATATGAGTCCGTTAGGAAGAAATATACGCTATCGGGTTAAAACAACTAACAGTGGTAAAAAAATAAGGCTTGCTTTCAAAGATGGCAAGGTTGTAGAAACAAAGAATTTAAAAACTGGTGCAATTCATACTCCTGCTGAAATTAAAGCAGAAAAACGCACCGCTAAATATAAATAGTATGCCAAGAGGATTTAAAAAACAAGAGGAAAAACAAGAGGAAAAACAAGAGGAAGTAGTAAAAGAGATTCTAAAAATGGAGGAAGAAATAAAAGAGGAAGAAGTGAAGCCTATTGCTGAACCAACACAGTCAATTCAAAAGTTGGTAGAAGGTAAACGCTACTTCATTATGCACGAAAGAGGTGAGTACAAGATTTATCAGCATACTCCACAAGGTGATTTATTGATGCAAGTGGAACAGAATTTGGGAAAAGCAAATAAATTATTCAGTGCTTTGGAAGGATTAGCGACTAGGGAGCGTGCTACTGAAATGAATATCAAAATTATTGGTTAAAACCGTAAGTGAGGGNTTCTCATTTTACCCATTAGGGTTTAAGCTAAGTATTCGCTTTAAGTAATACAGGTCTAAGCGACCAAAAAATCTTATGACTGACGAAGTCAAAGGTCTAGGTGATACCTCCGAGGCAACTCGTGAAACACTTAAGGAAGTTTTAGGTGAAGAAGGTTTTAATGATCTGTCTAACCCAAAGGTGGAAACACCCGAAGGAAAACAGGAAGTTAAAACACCTGAACAAACAACGCCTAAGGTTGTTGAACAGCCAGAAGTCAAGACAGAGGAAAAACAAGAGGAAGTAGTAAAACCAAAGTCAAGACGCTCTGATTATGTTCCAGTTAGTAAATATAACGAATTAAGACACGAACTTCAAGAGATTAAAAAAACTCTTGAACAAGGTAAACCACCTACAATTCAGGAAAAGAAAGAGGTTAAAAGTTCATTAAAAGATTTAGCTGAAAAATACAATTTAGATGAGGACTTTATTTCAGAGTTTACAGATAAGTTAGTAGAAGAAGCTAAAGTAAAACTCCCTGATAATTTTGAAGCTACTATTAAGTCCTTTCAAGAAAAGGAAAAATCATTAGCCGAAGATAAGGAGTTTGAAAATGAATTTGATACTCTTATAAAAGATATTCCTGATTTGGAGGCAAGCAAAGCTGATTTTAAGCGACTTGCTTTCACCGAAGGTTACGAAAACACTCCATTAGAAGTTTTAGCTACTTATTACCTAGCCAAGAACAAGCCTGTTCATACCGCAGAAACACCTAAACAAGGTGGTGGTAAGACAGAATTAATTGACTTCCAAAATATCACAGAAGAACAATTAAAAGGTTTTGATGATGAGAAATTGGAACAATATATGACTTGGACTAAAAAGCAATCAGGGAACTATAATGGATAGTCGCAGATAACTAGAAAATATGGCTAACAGTTTAACAGCCAGTTCTCCTAAAAAATAAGTGTGGGAGAGTAAAATCCTTTCTGATTAATGGGGAAAGTCTGGAGACAGATAACCCTCAAGAACCTTGATAATACACCATAAGTGAGGTATAATGTAAGTATAATTTAATAATATAATAGGTTGAATAAAAATAGGAAAGTTACCAACCTAGAATATCAACCCGAGAGAGAGCGAAGGGAAAAATTATATCTTGAAATACGAAGATTAAATAAAAAAGGTGTAAATTGAGGACTTGCAGAGACTAAGTGAAAGGACACTTGAAAAAGTGATGCGATAGTCCGAACTACGGCAATAATCTAGTTTGAAACCGTAGAGATAAGCAGAAATGACTTATCCCCCTAATATATGCTAGGGAGTAACAATTGCCCATTTGACACTTTGGGCAAAAGTATCTGCCTATAAACTCTACAAGAGCTCAGTGTTCAAGAATTTGGCTTCATTTGACCGCAAAGAAGCATTGAGTTATGGACAAACAGTCGATCGTCCATATCGTGCCGATTTGGTAGTAGAAGATTATACCAAAGGTGGTATGTCTTCAACAGATATTCAAGATTTGACTTCAACCTCAAATCAATTATCTATCGACCAGAAAGATACCATTTGGTTCAAAGTGGATGACAT